TCAAGAATTCTTTCTCAGATTCTCCATGATATCGACCGTTTCATTTCTCATCTTATCTGTCACATGCGAGTAAGTATCCATCGTAATTGAAATTCTGCTGTGCCCCAATCGGTCAGAGATTTCTTTCATTTTTGCGCCATTTTCGAGAAGAAGTGTAGCATGAGTATGTCTGAGAGAATGGAAGTTAAAAGAGAGGGAGAGTGCATTCGATATCCTTCTAGTATTCCATTTCACTACACTTGGCGTAACTAGCTCACCGTATTCCTTCGTACATACTTCATTTGAATCAATGTAGAGCTTTCCATACTTCATTCGATTTTCTAATTGTTGTTTCTTATGTTTTTTCAGAATTGCTAGCAAGGTTTGTCCAATAAAAATCGTTCGATTGGAACTGCTTGTCTTTGGTGTACCATATACCCATGCGCCACCATTCTTTACCATTTGTTTCTCTACAGTAATTGTTCCATTTGAAAAATCGACATTATCCCACGTCAGACCACAAACTTCGCCAACGCGCATTCCCGTATAAAATCCAATATTCAAAGGAATATAGAAAGGATGGCCTTCAGGAGTGATTTCTAGCATATGATCAAAGTCCTCAAGAGAAATGATTTTTAGATCTTTTTTAGTCGTTGGTCGTTCTTCGTATTTTGGTATCTTTACATACAGCATAGGATTTTGCTTGATTAACCCCCAAGGATAAACCGCCATATTCAGCGCATTCTTAAGGACAGAGTGAGTAATAGTCATTGTTTTCTTCGAGTAACCCTTTTTAAATTCAGCATTGATGAAATTTTGTAAAAGAGCAGGGGAGAGATCCGTAAGTTTTTTCTTTCCTAAATAACCGTTTATATGATTTTTGATGGTAAATCGGTAGTTTTCATAGGTATTGTATTTTAGATTTAGTTTAACGTATTCCTCCATCCAAAAATCAAGGTATTGTTTTACTCGAGTATCCGTACCTAAAAAGTATTGTCCTGTTTCGTCAATATCTGATAAAACTTTTCGTAAAGCAGCTTCGGCCTCTGGTCGGGTGTCTCCGCCAACTTTCTCCACTTTTTTTCTTGAGCCATCATCATTGATATCTTCAAAATAATAATACCAACGTTTTCCACGTTTTCTCACACCGCCACGCATAAAATCAGTCCTTTCATATTGCTATGTCATTAGTACGATAGTGATGTTAGGATGATTTCATGGACACGATTTGGTAGAATCTAACTACTAAGAAAAGGACGTGTCCACGATGGCAAAAGCCAAGAAAAAATTTGATGAAGACTTTAAGAAGATGATCTTAGATTTAAACCAGTCTGGCCAATCGGTCGAAGAACTGGCAGCGCAATATGGTATCGCTACACAAACGATTTATCGTTGGAAGAAGCTTCATACAAAGAATGTAGCAACCGGCATGACTGAGGCAGAAATCCTAGCGATGAAAAAGGAAATGGCCCGCATGCAGGAGGAAAACACTATCCTAAAAAAGGCTTTAACCATATTCGCTCAAAAGTAAAAATGAGTGATGTCTTCGAATTTATTCAATCAAATGTTCATGATCATGACGTAAAACAAATGTGTACCGTTTTGGAAGCACCGAAATCCAGCTACTATGACTGGAAGAAAAAGAAACCTTCCAAGCGCCAATCAGAAAACAAACGCTTAAACCGCTTGATTTCAGGAATCTACTTTGAAAACAAGGGTATCTATGGTGCGCCTAAAATTCATAAGATTCTTGTTGGCCGTGGCGAGATCTTGTCCTTAAAGAAAGTACAAATACTGATGAGAAAATTAGGCTTGCGTTCAGTCACCCTCAAGAAGTACAAGCCTGGCAAACAAGCGAAAGTTAAAAGTGAAGGACGTAAAAACCTGTTAAACCAAGATTTTACCACTACGTCGATCAATCAAAAATGGGTGACAGATATTACCTATATTCATACCCTAAAAGATGGCTGGACCTACCTCTCCACTATCCAAGACCTCCACACAAAGAAAGTCATCGGTTGGAAGTTTGGCAAGCAGATGACGAAAGAATTGGTTATCGAAACCCTTGACAATGCGCTCTTAAACCAAACACCCTCCGAGAACTTGATCATCCACTCAGATTTGGGTTCTCAGTACACTAGCGAAGCCTATGAGGCAAAGCTGAATGAATTGAACATTCGGCACTCCTTCAGTCGTAAGGGCTGTCCCTACGATAATGCCGGTATCGAATCGTTTCACGCCTCACTCAAAAAAGAAGAAGTCTATCCATCAAAAGCGTATGAAAACTTTGAAGCTGCTCATTTAGCGTTATTTCAATACATTGAAGGATTTTACAATCGCAAGCGAATCCATAGTAGTATCAACTATTTAACACCAAATCAGATGGAGGAGTTGGCATTGCAAGCTTAGTTCCTAGCTACCACCTACATTTTTTTGGCGAGATTTCCACAGGGTTTCAACTTCATCGCTTCGATCAGCGGTCAAACGGTTTTGGTTTGACCGCTGGTCGAAACGATGAGATACTCACCCGCTGGAATCTCGAAAAAATTCTCACAAATCGTGTCCGAGGTATTGACTCAAATCCAGTACGATAGTTAAATTCTTTTGGTACATATAGAGAGGGAATAGATGTAAAATCCGTATTTTCAATAGAAGTATACGAACTTATGTTCTTTTGCGTTTAAAAAGAAAAGCCCGAAGGCTGATCTTAAACTATTACAATGCAACTAATTAGGGACGAGCGTATTGATTCCCTCGAGGGGCACGACTATACCCAGCATTATCAGCATCTATTTGAGTCATGTATTGATAATTATTTGGATTTGTAACACGAGAATAGTACTTTCCACTATCTGAACGAGCGAAAACCATACCATTTGCAGCGATAGACCACTGGCCATCAACAGTGTATGAATTATTTTGTTGTTCAGCTTGATGTTGAGCTTCAGCAGCTTGCTGTTCTTGAGCCTGACGCTGAGCTTCAGCAGCTTGTTGCTTTTGTCGTTCTGCTTCAGCTGCCTCATTAGATTTTATAGTTGAATCAATATTGACTAAGCGATTTAATAATTCTTGGTTTCCACCAGGTATAGATTGAATAGCTGATAATGCTGCATTGTAGTTATCTCTAGTTGGATTAGCTTCAGCTTGTTCCAGAATGGTTTTAGCTGTTGAAGTTTTTTGATTAATTTCTTCTTGGCGTTTTTTCTCAGCTTCTTTAGCTTTTTGTTCTTCTTGGCGTTTTTTCTCAGCTTCTTTAGCTTTCTGTTCTTCTTGGCGCTTTTTCTCAGCCTCTTTAGCTTTTTGTTCTTCGGCCTTTTTCTTTTTAGCTAATTCTTTAGCCTTTTTTTCATCTTTTTCTCGGCTTTCAGAAGAGACAGATACACTTGAAGATGAAGATTTAGCGTCTTTGTGTCCATCTGCTTGTCCAGTTGTTGGTGGAGCAAGAGCCCCTCCGATTACCATAACTATAAAAGCTACTAGAATTCCAATACTAATCTTTTTCTTTGAACGTTTCTTCTTGGAGAAAAAAGAATATACTAAAAAACATACTCCAAATAGAAAACCAAAGAACCCAACTAAAATTAAAAACGTACTCATTTATTCCTCCTTGTTGAATATATCACTGGGTAAATCAAGTATTTACTCCCACTTGAAGGCAGGTAGTGATAGTCGCCCTTAATAAAGCCTTAACAAAAAGAAAGCCGGAAGGCCAACCTTTTTTAATTAGTAGGGATAGTTTTTTCAAAACTTCCATTATCCATAAAATCTTTCATGATAATAGGAGAACCTGGATAAATAATTTCTACACCAACAACTGCATCAACAGTAGCATCAGGCTTAACATCTGTATCGCCCATCTTTACAAGATCTGGTTTGTAGTCTTGAGGGAACAAGCCATTTGCTCCATTCAATAGTTCTTCGGTTTTATCTGTTTCCTGTATAGGTTTGATTGATGTAGCGAATGCCATCCAAGGACTTTGAGCTTTGTCAGATTTATTAGTATATTGAATTTCAATAGCTAATATTTTTTTATTTGGATCATATTGGCTAGATAATTCTTCAGTGTTTTTTATTACAATCTTTGATGAATCGTCTTCAAAAGTTGTATCACTTGTAGATTTTTCTTCAGTACTTGAATCCATAGAGTTGCTGCTCTCTAAAGTAACCATTGTAGAAGTATTAGTAGTCGTTTTTTTAGGCACATCAGAGTTTGAATCGTTGTTACCACAAGCACCTAATGTGATACTAGAAAACAAGATTAATCCTAACCCAACTATTTTTTTCATATTTTCCTCCAAAAAATAAAATAATTTACTCCCACTTAATGGCAGGTAGTGATAGTCGCCAATTTTAAATTAAAAATCTGTACACGTTTTCAGGTAGCCCATACAAATTTGTTAATTCCTCAACTTTTCTAGGGTATTGATCGTTGTCTTCTTTATAAAGAGAAACAATGAGATTAGCAGCAAAGCAATTCGCTTCGCTTTCTGATTTGCTTCTGGATGTTCGTGTAGATACATAATAGCTAGATAACCCACGATGAAAGATGGCGTGACCAAGCTCATGAGCACAAATGTAAAATCTTTCCTCAGAATCCTTTAATTCGTCATTCAAAAGAATGACAGCACGGCCTAAAATCTCTTGGAATTGACCTTTAGGATCATCAATAAAAGGAACATATTCAATTTGAATGTCCATTTTTTCACAAATATAAAATGGATTAGCGGATTGATACTTCCGCTTTAGGTTTTCCACTAAATTGATAACATCCAATTCCATACCCAATCACTTCTCTTTGTCCTTGTCTTCTTTTTTGAATTTCCAAAACATGCCTGCTAAAACATCTCTGACTCTTTGAAGCTGTTCGGGTGTTAACGTTTCGCCTCCATAAGCCATGTTAGCATTTGATTCAAGTAATTTATCCAGTTCAATCAAATCGTCCTCATTTGCCCATTCCGGAATCGTATTTACATTAACTGGTGAATTCTCTTCAAAATATGATATTGAAACGCCGAGAGCAGTAGATAATTTTTTTAAGGTTTCAAGCGTTGGATCTTTCCGTTCGCCTTTTTCAAATCTTGATATTTGAGAAGCACTCACTCCAGATTTTAAAGCCAACTGGTTAACGCCTAAGCCTCTAGAGATTCTCAATTTTTTTAGTTTTTCTCCAAACTCCATGATAAAACCCCTTTCTTAATATATGATATAGCCCATAGGCAATAAAATCAAAAAAAATTGCATTTTGGCAATAAAAAGTGTTGCCAAAAGACAAATTTAGTATTATAGTATTGCCATAAGGCAACGGAGGTGTATTAAATGAAAACTTTGCTTAAGCAAGAAAAGCTCTACTCCTTGATGCAATCAAAAGGAGATGATCCATATTCACTTGCTAAAAGAATGAATGTTGCTCCGTCAACAGTTTATAGAATTTTAAACGGAGATCGCGGAATCGGTGGTGAACTAATTCCGAAATTGCTTAAAGCTTTTGATTTATCTGAAAAAGATTTCGATAAGCTTTTTATTTTTAGTGAAGTATTGCCAAAAAACAACAGACAGGAGATTGCCAAATGACACGACAAGAAAAAATAAACATTGTACTTGATGCTAGACCACGATTGGTTCACATCATCAAATGTGCAAATGATGATCAACTCGATCGTCTAGTTGAAGAAGTCCAAAAAGAGCTTGAACGTGAATTAGACGAAGCAGCTTTCGTTTGATTCTTTAAATTAATAGTATAAAAAAATTGCTCGTATTGATATACGGGCGAATAAGAATATGAGGTGTTTAAACTGTTAAAAAAATCAAGTGTTATTCGAGAATCGTTAGTCGAAGTAATTAATAAGAGTGGTGAGACCAAAAAGGAAATAGCAAGACAAATCAACGTCTCTCAACAGTCATTAAGCGATTGGACAACATTGCTTAATACGAAGCCCGTGACGTTGGAAAATGCTCAGGCGTTAACGGATCATTTTAGAGATTCAGATTTCACTCTTCAAGTGATTCATGAGTTTTTCGGTCTATTCAAATCAATTGATGGTGATGTTTATAGAAGAGATCCATCTTCATTAGACAAGTTGCAAATGATTGAATCAGATGAGCGGAAACAGAAGAAGCAAGAAGTAGAAAAAATTCTTCTTAAACAAGTAAATTACTTAACTGTTGATGATCGTCAACAAATCATTGCATATGCTTATGAATTTTTAGACGAGATCATGGTTGAAGTCACACTAATAAGTGCATTATGCGAAATACTTGGAATCGATATTCGCAAGCTTAGTGAGGAACGGCTGTCGTACTGGGTAGCACAAGGATATATGAAAGGATGATGGAAATGGAAACATTGGAAAATATTTTTCCAAAAAAAGTTGTCTTGAAGTGCAACAATAAAAGAAACATTGAAAAATTAACATACTCAGTTACTGAAGCGGCATTAGCTATAACAACAAATCCTCAAAATGTTAAAGATTTGATTGAGATGGGATACATCGGTTTTTTGAAACTCGGTGAAATTAGAATTCCTAAAACTGAAGTCGCTCGATTTTTAGAGAATCATATGAATGAAGATCTTGCTAGCGAAATTGCTAAATATAGAGAGGAGAGAAAGAAATGAAAACTGTATTTAAAATGACTGTCAAGAGCGCTTTGCTTATGAGTCTAGTAGCAATCGTACTAGCTAGCATTAATGTTAGATTTGCATTGATAGTTTGGGGAGGGGTATTTTCAGCAACGTGCACAAGAGAAAGTTTCAAAATGCCGACACCAAAAAGACCGACCAGCGACGGCAATCGCTAATCGGCAACATATCAAAATAACTTAACTGTATTTTAGCACGAAAGGAAGGTTAAAACAATGAATGATTTTGGACAAGCACTGGATCAATATTTAACGACTCCTGAATGGGGCAACCCACATCAAGAGGAGGAAGACGATGAGTAAGTCTACTTTAGAAATGAGCCATCAAGAATAAAATGCTTCTTGTACATAGCTCAAAAATATTTCGATTGGTGTTCTGTAATTCAATGATTTTCTTGGAATATGATTACGTTGATTGCTGACACTGGAAATAAATGTCTGATTCACTTCTCTAAAATCCATTGATTTCGGCAGTCCATTACGACGCAGAATCCCGTTAGAATTCTCGTTTAATGGGCGTTGAGAAGGTGTTCCAGGGTCCGCAAAATATATATCAATATCATGTTGGTTACTAATGGCTTTCCAGTTAGAAAATTCTTTTCCACAGTCAAACGTAATAGATTTAAAGAAGTTTTTAGGGAAGCGAGAAAACCATTGATTAAGGGCAGTTTCAATATCTAATGCCTTACGGCCGTTGGGTTTAATCGTGATAATGACTTTAGATAATCTTTCAACTAAAGTAATGACGGCACTTTTATGATGAATGCCAACGATCGTATCACCTTCAAGGTGACCAAACTCAGAATTGAAATCAGGATAATTATCAGGTCGATCATGGATTGAGCGCTGATACTGTTGTTTTCCCCGTTTTTCCTGATGGCCATTGGGTTTTCTTTTACCTTTCATCGGTAGTGTGTCAATATCAAATATTCCTTTAGAAAATAAACGATAAAGTGTTCTCATACCGCATGAAACAGGCCTTTCTTTTCGCCCGATAATGACGTCAGGCATCCAACCAAGAGTGACTTTCTCTTTAATGTAATCTACTTCATGAGCAGGTAATTGAATGACTTTTCTACCACATTTTTTCTTATTTTCTTTATACTGGTGCCAATAATCAAGAGCAGTCTTGCCTTGCTTGAACTTATTGACTACATTATAAATAGTTTGTATAGCACGTCCCATTCGGTTAGCGATTTCAACCGGCTTATTATGTTGAAGATAATATGATTCTATCATTGTCAGTTCGTCTATGGTAAGATGTTTGTAGGTCATTTATGGTTACACTCCTTTGTTTTCTTTCGTCGGAAATACAATTTGAGTGTACCATAAATGCCTTTTTATTTTTCTAACTTAATTTTACAATTCGCGGAGATAAAAACAACCCTACTACGTAAAAATTTAATGCTGAAAGCGATTGATAAAATGTATGTTTTATTATTTTTATTATAAAAAACGCAGATGGTAAAAAAGAAAGCACTAATATAATCGCTTTTCTAGAACGTTTAGTGAAGTAAAAGAAAGAGATGACACCAATACAGACTGGAATCCAAAATAAAAGCATACTAAATGTGACCACAGCATCATCTCCCATATAGTCTTATATCAATTAGGATAATAGCATTTTATCAACTAATAGCCAACTAATAACCAAATAATAAGAAGAATAGTTTCGAATGAATCACAGATACCTCAAATTAACAAAATTAAGAAAACACGAACTAACTGCAGCGAAAGCAAAATTAAAAAAAGAATACGGAGCTTCTGCAGAAGAAACATATAAAGTTGCGAAAAATTGTATTGCTAATATAATCACACTGCAAACATTTTGTTTAAAAACGGAAATAGTTAACGAAGAACAAAAAGAAACTAGATATTACTCGATAAATTGATAGAGAGATCATTCATTGAAGGTCTTTCTCGTTGGTTAATCAATTATTGTGATTTTCTGAAATTTCACATCTTTTTTATTTATATTTAAACCGTATATCGAGTGATTATCCTTGTGTTAGCATTACATCCGTGTTATAGTAAATAAGTAATCTAATTTGAAACGTAATCTGAGCGATATATTCACACTATAAAAACTCCTTTTACCAAGTAATATTAATTGCAATAAAACACGTATTATATACGTATCAGGAGGAAATATATATGAATAACGGTACAGTAAAATGGTTTAACTCAGATAAAGGTTTTGGTTTCATCACTGGTGAAGATGGAAATGACGTATTCGCTCATTTCTCAGCAATCCAAGGAGAAGGCTTTAAGTCTTTAGATGAAGGCCAAGCAGTTACTTATGATATTGAAGAAGGACAACGTGGTCCTCAAGCAGTAAATATCGTAAAATAATGTTGAACGTTAACCGCCTCATATGAGGTGGTTTTTTTGTTTATGTCGGTAGAAAAAATTCCTCACCGTAATATTAGGTGAGGGATTTTTTTCGTTCATTAATTAATTTTAACATTATTTTTTGCTTCAGTTTGGCTATTTTCTGACAGCCAGTTTTTACCTGCTTTATTTGAAATTGTCGAATCGTAAAGAAGCTACTTTTTTGAGCAAAGGAATTTACATATTTTATTAAAAATGGTTTAATGGTTTAAACTAATAAACGAAAGAGGTGGATCACAATGAATGGACACGATCGCTTAAAAACAGAACTAGAATCATTAAGTGATTTTTTAGCAGCTTTAGGTGACAGAAAAAGACAATTGATTTTGATTAGATTATTAAATGAAAAAAGCTGTCATGGTTTGCAAGTAGGAGAACTAACTGACGATACAGGTTTATCAAGACCAGCAGTATCGCACCACTTGAAAATTTTAAAAGACGCCGATTTATTAGAGGTCAGAGAAGAAGGAACTAAAAATTTTTACTATTTAAAACACGAAAATAAAAATATATATAAACTAAGAGATTTTTTGTCTGACGTAATAGATGAAATAGAGGAGCTAAAAAACAGTGAAGAAAATTCTGATAGTTGAAACAAATGTCAATCAATACAAAGGAACAAATAAAGCTACTGGGCTTTGGCTAGGAGAAACAGTAGAATTTTTAGCAGAAATCTATAAATATCAATTTGAAGCTGATTTTGTCAGTCCGTTAGGTGGTTATGTACCGATTGACCCTCGAAGTATGAGAAATCTAGATTCTGATGTAATAGACCTTTATTCTAATAAAGCTTTTATTGAAAAAGGTTTGAGGAATACGTTGTCTCCTGCAAACGTAAAGAGCAAAGATTATACTGCTATTTACTTTACTGGTGGGGGTGGGCATGGTGTCATGTGGGATTTTCCCGAGAATAGTGCATTACAAAAAATAGCTAGTGATATTTATGAATCAAATGGATATGTGTTATCTGTGTGCCATGGTATAGCAGGTTTATTTAATATCAGACTTGCTAATAATGACTATTTAATAGCAAATAAAAAATTGACTGGTTTTACTAAAGCGGAGGAATTATTGGCGATGAAAAGCAAAGTAGTTCCTTTTGATAATGAAGAGATGACTGTAAGGAGAAAAGGATATTTTATCAAGAAGCGTTTCTTTAAGAGTCATGTGGTAAAGGATGGACATCTGATTACTGGACAAAATCCGTATTCAACAAGAGAACTAGCACGAACATTCATTAAGGAGGTTATCTAAATGCAAACAGTTATTGGCAGTAATGGCCAAATTGGATACGAGTTAGCAAAAGAACTTAATCAAACTTACGGGAAACAGCTTCGCTTAGTTAGTCGAAATCCGAAATCAATCGACGATACAGACGAACTAATCTCAGCGGATATTTTTAGATCGTGAGGCAACTATTCGCGCTGTAGCAGGAAGTGAGATTGTTTATTTTGCTGCAGGATTACCGATGGACTCCGAACAGTGGAAAACAAAATTTGAAATCATGTTAGAAAACGTCATACAGGCTTGTAAAGAAACAAAGGCGAAATTAGTTTTTTTCGATAATACTTATATGTACGAAAAAAATGACACGGAACAATTTGAGGATAGCAAATTTATTTATGATGGTATCAAATCCACTGTTCGAGCTAAAATGGCAGACCGGCTAGTGACTGAAATGGAGAATCCTGACATAGATGTGATGATTTGTCGCGCTCCTGAATTTTATGGACCTAATAAGACGCAAAGTATTACAAACAGTTTATTGTTTAACCGAGTGAAAAATGATAAGACTGCTTTGTTACCAATTTCTGATCAAACATTAAGGACATTAATATGGACACCTGATGCTAGTAAAGCCATGGCGCTTTTAGCAAATCAGCCTGACACTTATAACCAAACCTGGCATCTACCTTGTGATGTAAGTCGAACATATGAAGAGATGATAAAGTTGATGGAAGAAAAATTGCACAAACCGGTAAAATATAAAGTGATCAAACAATGGATGTTTGATCTTGGCTCTATATTCAATAAAAATATGCAAGAGCTAAAAGAGTTATTACCTAGATATCATTATGACAACAAGTTTAATTCTGATAAATTTAAAAAGAAATTTCCAGATTTTGAAATAACAACATTCTCAAATGCATTAGACGATTTATTCAAGTTAGAAAAGTAATATTACTCGAGAAAAAAACGATAGTTGACTTTCCATATTTAATGGATGTCAACTATCGCTTTTTCGTTTTATCTCATGGCTAGAATAACAATTGCCAAGTAAAGCCAAACTTGTCAGTCACCCAGCAAACTTCCGTATACTTCTCATAGTTTTTTTCATGCATCATTACAGTTCCGCTATCTTTTAATGTATTAAACGCCTGATCGAATTCTGCCTGATCATCTACTTCAATCAAAATGGTAGATGCCCAGGTGGAGGCAGGTGCAGGGAAATCTTTTGACATATCCAAAAATCCAATTACTTGATTGCCTAATTTAAGTTCGCCTTCAAGGATAAGATCCGGTTCCTCTTTACTGGTATCTCCATACCGATTCAACTTAGTGATTTCGGAGTTAGGAAAAGCTTTGTGATACCAATTGATTGCTTCTTCTGCTTGACCATTATACGTCAAAAACGGCAATATTTGCTTCATCTTTTTCCCTCCAGATTCCTTTTTGTGAGATCGATTGCAAAGCGATTGTAACATGGAATGGGTAAAAAAGACTAAGGAAAGGAACTAAATCGAAATGGTGAATTCTCCTGCATAAGTTTCATGGGATTCTTTAAGTGTTTATGACAAGTTTTTCTTTCATTAATAATCAGTCTAGTATTTATATAAAAACGCGGATAGCAAATATAATAGGGCAATATGTGCCGGATAAAAGATATAGAAGAAATATTTCATTCCTTTTCCTTTTTGTCCGTTATATAACAATATCGGGATGACTGAAAAGATCATTATCCACTGGGTCGTACCCAAGAAGAAGTATATGCCGGCAACGATTGAGATAATAATACATTGAATGCTACGGTGATTTCTTGCTAAATAAAGTAAAGGAATCAAAAGAACCATAAAATTATTTTCTGCTAAAAGCAGTGCAGGTAAAAATGACGTAATCAGCATAAAAACAATTTTATTTTGAACGATTACTGGACTGGAAAATAACAAGGGAATAAATAGTGAGAGTAAGATTGGTAAAATGAACAAGAAAATACTTGTAAGAATCTTTTTCCAACTTCCAGTATTTTTTCCATCAGGAAAAGATCAATTGCATACATCATGACCGTACCAATAAACAAATCTCTAAAAATATTATTTATCAATACCACTTCATCATAATGAACGATATTACCAAGAAAATAAGTGAAGAAAGCCATAAGAACCATTGAGAAATAAAGTCGCTGCATATATTTCTTTTTATCATGTGTATGTGAGAAGCCTACAACGCTTATAAAAAAGAACAAAGTAGCAACTGGCCTACCAAACCAATCCAGCCAATCGGGAGCACCAAGCGGATAAAACATTTGATGAATGTGATCGATAAACATCAACGTAATCCCTAAAATTTTTAGATCAAAGGTAGAAAAGCCTTTTTTCAAGCTAACAGTATTCAA